CTTGACAAGTCCCTCATTTCTGTGTACAATAACTCTGTAAGGGTTCAAGGGTTGTTAGGCTTATCTATATTATTCTTAAAGATATTCTCAAGACTCTTGCGAGCATCCTCAACACTTGAGATATATCCCATCTTTTCATCAGGTTTTACTTCTCCACCAGCTGGTAGAAGTTGATTTATTTTATTATCTTCGTTCTCTTCTTCAACGTATCTTTCATATATTTTAATTACTTTTTGATCTTTAACTTCACTCATAGTAATAATTTTATCAGTGCGGAAGACAAACATGTCGTCATCTGCTAACTCCATCCAAGGTTTAATTTTTACATACATTCCATTATTAATCATTTTCATGGTTACAGGAGTATGAACTATGATAATTGGTTCTTCACCAGTTTCATCAACGCAAACCGATGCGAGAATTTCCTCTCCAGAAACTAATTTAATAATAGCTACGAATTCTTCTCCCATCAGTTTTTTAAAGGTATGTTGACTATATCATAATTAAAATTTTCTTGATTGTAGATCTTAATTCTCTCAATCAAATGGTTAAGTGTGTAGTTCTTTCTCTTATTATAACTTATATCGTCAGCTATGTCATATAGTGTTGCTTTTAGTTTACGATCACCTTTTCTTAAGACTCTTCCAATAGACTGAAGATTCCGAATTCTTGATTTAGAAGGACTAGCAAATATAACGTTGTGTAGGTTTTTAATGTTAATTCCTGTGGAGAAAGTTCCATATGATGCAACTATTATAGCATTGTTTTCACGTTCGGTGATTGCCCGAATATTTTCTCGATCCTCAGTTTCAACACCACCGTGTACGAAGAAGACTTGACGATTTCCAGTCTTACTTTTATTTATCAATTCAAATAATGGTTGTCCATGTGCCTCAACACGACTATACAATATCAAAGTATTGCCACTTAAGTCAAGTGCTAAGTTCTTAATGAAGTTATTTCTTCGATTATGTCCGATTATATACTGTATTTCATCTTCAAATGTTTCAAATTTATTTGGTGAGTGTTTCAATAGCAACACATTTATATCCAAAGTGGCAACATGTCCCTTCTTCATTAGTTCTTCGGTCTTTATGATCTTGTAAGAAGGACCAAATAAACCCTCTAAAACCCACTTATGTGTCTGTGTTCCGTCAAGAGTTCCTGTGAAACCGTAACGATATTTGGCATCAGCAAGTTTCGTCATTATAGATACTAATGATTTTGATTTAAACTGGTGAGCTTCGTCCCCAATTACCACAGAAAATCTTTCAAAATACTTTCGGGGGAGCTTATAGATTGATTGCCAAGTTGTAATAATGACCTGAGAGTCTGTCTCTCTTTCTTTTCCAGCGTATATCTTGTGGCAAAATGAACCTACGTCCCAGCCATAGTCTGAAAAATCTTTATACATCTGTTCTACTAACGAGGTCGTCGGAACGACTATCAGAGTATTTTTCCCTTTCTCAACAAAATATCGAACAATCGAGTATATCATCAGAGATTTACCCGAAGCAGTTGGGGATATCAACAACTTTCTATTATGTCTTAGAGCGTCGTATACTCCCTCTACTTGGTAAGAACGAGGTTTGAACTTACAAATAGAATTCATATAGTCTTTTACACCCTCTTTTGAGATAAATTCGTTTACCTCAAATGGAAGTCCATAAAATTCACTTTCTTTAAATGCGTAATTATAACCGTGATCTTTACAAAATTGGATTACTCGATCTAATAATCCTACATATATTTCTCCTTTCTGAGTATTAAATAACCTTATCTTTCCATCCCAATACTTTTTTTGGTATGATGGCATATACTTTACACCAGGTACCTCAAACGTAAAACTGTCTGATAATTCATAATATACATGTGGTTCTGCCTCAATCTTTAGGAAGACCTCATTTTTCTTTGAAATAACCAAATGAGACATAACATCTCCATCATTTGAGTTATTTATACTAGGTTCTTTGAGTAAAGTCGATGCCTTCCATATGGTCGTATTCGTGTTGAAAGACTCTTGAAGCAAGTCCTTGCAACTTTATTTTATGAGTTTTTTTATCTTCATCCTCATATTTTACAACAATTCTATCTGGTCTTTTAATTTTTAAGAAAAGTTCTGGATAAGATAAACAACCTTCTTCCATTTCAACTTCTTCTGAATATGATTTTACGATACGAGGATTAAAACATACCATAACCTCGTTATTTTCTAAATCTCTCACCATTGCAAATGCTCTTTCCCAGATACCAATTTGATTTGCAGATATACCAATACCATTATGATGTATCATATTATCAATCAACACTCTTGATAAATGATGACGATCTAAATTATAACTACATGATTGTATTCGATGATGAAATAATTGATGTTCTGGTTCAACTAATTCCTTTATAAAAGTTGCTCTTGGGGTAATCATTAGAATCCTGATTGAAACTTTTGCCATTCAATGGCATTTTTTATTTGATATGTACGACCTGAGATATTACGAATAATCTCTTCAAGAAATTTAAGTGTGACATCATAATATTTTATCTTCATCTCTGATGTGCTTAACTTCTCATCTGCCTCCATATGCCTTTGTATTGCGTCTTTCTCCCTAACCTTATACGGAAATGGATCTTCTACATACACCTCCGCAGGTGCTTTTCCTGTGTAGTAGTTATATCTTTCTAAACGAATACGATTATATGAGTCTCTTGCCTTCTCTCTTAATAACGAAATAGTATTATATATCGTGTAATATTTTGAATGAAGTTGAGGTATTTTTAGTGATTCATTATGTAGGTTATCAGGATCAATGGTTGCATCACGCTCCCACATCTCTTGAATTTTTTCAAGATTCATAAACGAGTTCTGGCATCAGTATCAAATATATTATATACAGTATAACGCATAGTTGCCTCTGCTGTAAAGTAGTTGATATCTGTTTCTGTTGCATCAAATTCTAAAGATGTAAGTCCAACTGGAAACAAATCATTAAATTTTACAATTGCAACATCTTGGAAATTACTATTTAAAATATGCAAACTACCGTCACTGAATACTTCTAATGGATCTCTTAATCCATCTACATTAGTGGTTTGATCTGCAAATTGTTGTGGAGTCTCAGGAAAACCAATACCTTTTAACCAATTATGCATTGCCATGTAGTTTTCCATATTTTCATCAACGAGAAATCTTATGGTTAAATCTCCATAAGTTAATTTTTCACCAGGTATATCAATATCTTTTAGATATGATGGTTGAACAGCAGTTCCAAGTGATATCTCTGGTATTCTAGCAGAATTTGAAAAAAAATCAACCTTTGGATATTTTGCCAAAGTAAATTTAAATCCAACAGGTGCGAGGAAATTGCGGTTTTGTATTTGGTTAGCAAATGGGTCAGCCATTACTCACCTCCACCACCACCATTTCCACCACCGCCGTTTCCACCGCCGTTTCCACCGCCGTTGCCTCCACCATTACCACCATTACCATTTCCACCATTCCCATTACCGTTTCCATTACCATTTCCATTTTTACTATCGTCACCACCGTCAGAACGATTATCAGGTGCTAAACGTCCACCATATCCGATACGATATCCTGTTGGAATTTTCTTACATTTTTTATCTGTGAAGCAATAATATTTACCCTTGGGACATTTTTTTGCCACTGGGTCTGTAGACTCCATAAAGTCTTTGAAATTTTTCATTCTTCTATAATTAAATTAAACCACTCTTCACTCATACCCTTAATTATATCATCAGCTGATTCCTGATCTGGTGCATATCCCTCACGGATTAAATGCTCAGAAACCTTCTTATAATTTTGATGAGCCTTTTGAGTTTCTCTTGGACTTGGTTTCATCGTACTTGTAGTTTTATATGTATTTAGACAAAAAAAGAGACCCATAAGGGTCTCTAAAAAATATGTAATATATGAATTACATTAAGTTAGCAACTTTAACTCTTCTGTAGTATACGTTGCTGTTACGTGAAAGAACACCAGGTGTGGTGAGTGTTGCACCTTTAGCAAATGGGTTTGCAACTATTCCGTAACGAGTCTTGAATCCAATCTTTGGCTGGAAACTGTCTGCTCCCACACTACGTACCATCTGTAGAGGAACGTATGGGCAGTAGAATATACCTGCGTCATAAGGTGATGTACCTTTATAACCTGCAACATAGTACTGTGAAGCAGCTACGTTTGCAGCATATGGGTCGATGTAGACTCTGAACTTACCTGCAAGAACACCAGCAAATGTGTTGCCTGTGTCATCTACATTTAAGTTTGCATTTAACGCTGGAGTGTAATCTAGTACACCTGCCATTGTTAATGCTGAAGCAACGTCTGCGGAACATAGGATCATGTTGCCCTTTCCACGACGAGTTCTTTGTGCGATTGCGTTAGCATCTCTTTCGATCTGGAAGATCAAACCTTTGAACTTCTCAACAGACCATCTTCCGTTTGAGTCAACGTCTAAGTCGAAAGTACCTGCACTTGCTGTGTTTACAGCAGCACCTGTTTCAGCAACGTTATAGATTGTTCTGATAACTTCTCTGTTTATCTCAGCAAGTATCTCTGTTGAAAGGATATTTGCTAACTCAGCTTCAGCATTCAATCCATGAATTGCCTTAAGGTCTTGAGCAAGTTCTAAACTGTACTCTGCCTTTAGTGCTCTAGACTTCGCTGTAACGGTAACTTTCTCGATTGAGAATGCCATTTGGTTGAAGGCATCATTACCTGTGCCATCAAGTGCTTCAGCATTGTCTGTTCTCATTCCCATACCAACGGTGTATCCTAGTGAGGATGCAGATGATACTGGGTTTAGAACCGCAGGGTTTGTAGCAGATACAGAAGTTGTACCCATACCAGCGTCGCCATCGACGAAACCAGTTTCAGCATTAGATGCTTTATCGCGACCAGAGAATGCAGAGTCTACTTCGTTGTAGAATGTCTCTGTTCCTGTCATGCTACTGTAACGAGATCTCATTGCGAAGATAAGACCTGTTGGGCCGCTCATTGGTTGTACACCAGCAAGGTCATATGCGACCAAGTTTGGCATTGAACGACGAATAAGACTGATAAGTACGGGATCGAAACCAGCAACTGGTGTAGATGCACCGGCACTAAAACCAGCGGTTGAACCACTGTTAGTATTAACAGTTGGTTGCTCCATTAACATCCCGTTGGATGAGAATGAAGATTCCTCTCTAAGGAATTTTTCTTGGTTTTCTAGCAGGACGGCAGTAACTGCTTTACGATGGGGATCTTTGATTTCGTCAAGGCCCTCATAGTTAAGAAGTGGCTTCCACTTTTCCTGCAATGATTCAGATTGAAACATTTTCGGATTTACCTTTTAAAGTTTACGTTTGATTTAATAAAATCAGTTACTTGTTAAATGACTGAAGTGTCTTTAGATATGCTGCCATTGAACCTTTTGTTGATTCAGGGGTAGCGTCTAATCCTTCTGACAGTGTTTCAGTTTTAACTGCTGGAGATGACTTTTGGGCAAAATATGATTGCTTTAATGTCTCCAATTTTTCACGATAATTGTTTTCACTTTCAAACTCTACACTTTCGGCAAGTGAAGCGAGCTTCTCTTTCTGTGTAGACGCAAGGCCTTCAGAAACTTCGTCAAGGATACCATCTGCAACCGACTCTGCGAGACGCTTGTTTAGTGAAATATTCTTTTCGATTTGCTCATTGAGTTTACTCTCCATGTCATCAAGTTTTTCTACCATACTCTCAAGGACATCGTATTTGTCTTCAGGGATTTGTACATAATGTTCTTCAAAAAGACTCTTCATTCCACCAAGGAATGATTGTGTGAGTTCTTCCTTGAGGCCGTTTTCGACTGCAAGTTGGTTCTCAGTGAACCACTCGTCGGCAACGTACTCTAAGTATGAGTCCACTCTCTCAGCGAGAGCTTCTTTTGCTTCGATAATCTCATCTCCAAGTTTTTCTTCATACTGTTGTTCGAGAAGTTTTCTTACTTCAGCAACCTTTGTCTTGAGTGCGGTCTCAAAAATTGTTTTTGCTTTTGCTTTAAACTCTTCAGAGAGTTCTTCTCCTCCAAGTAAAGCATTGACATCATCATCGATATCATATGTCTCTACTTCTTCCTCTGTTATTGCGTCATCTTCTTCTGCCACAACTTCATCAGTTTCAGCGGATGTCTCGTCCTCTGCAACAACTTCCTGTTGATCTTCGAGTTCTACTTCTTCCTCTTCCATTTTATATCCTTTGGATTTCATGGGTTCTCCTGCCTTTGCTCCTTTAGTTACTACATCCTTAACCTGCTTCAAAGTGCCACCGGGCTCTTTTACTTTTGCAGAATCATCATCTGGTTTATAGTTCTCTGGAGTTGGGCCTCCGAGATCTTCATAAGTTGGTGGTGTACCACCTGTGCTTAACTTAGGCATTGGATCGCCAGGCTTGGCGTTAGCATTGACAGCGGACTTGGATTGCTGTGTCTTTACTTCCATTTCTTGTAATTTTTTGCCACGAGACATTTTTTATACTCCGATGAGCTGTGATTAAAACTATTTTTATTTAGAAAAGTTATAAATTCGACAAAAAGTCGTTAAACAGATTCAATTTCTGCTCGTCTAATCTTTTCTGGTCTGTTAATGTATTGATTGTCTTGTATGTTTTAGCAGCAGACCTCTCACGAAGTATGCCTCCATCCCATACCCAATCTTTTCCTTCCATGATTCCCTCTACAAAAGCATCGGGTGCTGAAGGGTCAGCAACGATATCAGCAGCAGTTGCTAACATGAAGTCGTCACCTACGACATTGACTCCCTCTCTTGTCATTTTGAGAGAACCAATACCACGAGAAGATACACCGAGTTTGACTCCTTCTTCTACGAGAGAAGACGCGATCTTACCCATTGGTGTTGATAGTAATTTTGCTTTTCCTATAAAATTAGATCCACTCTCTTTGAGTGATACAATCTTATGGGATACACGATCAAGGTTTACTGTTGGGCCTTCTGGATGACCTAACTCTCCAAGTGCTCTACCTGACTGAATATGATTCTCATTATAACGAGAAACCTCTTTACGAAGAGTTTCCATTGGATACATTCTACCGTTTCGGTTTTTAATGTTTCCTTGTAAGAATACACCTTCGATATACATAGACTTCTTGCCGTTTCTATTCTCGACGAGAAATTCTACAGATTCGATTTCTTCTCTAATCAGTTTCATTTTGTTATCCAGTACGTTGAACTTGTTGGAAGTATAAGCAAGCAGCTGAGTTTGCTGTTTCACCATCTGCAATAATCGCTGATAGTTTATGTGAAGTCATAACGGATCCACCAGAGTTGGAAGTATATGCTGTAATAATACCTGCGGTGTTTGCAGCAACAGTTATTCTGCTCTTTGCAAATCCACTTGCACCATATGGCATATTGTTATTGACATCAGTAACTTT